TTCGGAAGCCTCGAGAAAACGTTACGACAAAATGTTCACCGCCCGGATTTCGCGAATCGCCTAATCCGGGTTCGGAATCAAATCAAATGTTCAACAATTTAAATTCAACGCAAAATGAACGCAAACGCCTATCAAACGACCAGCACGAAAAAATCCATTTACGGTTTTATCTACGAGATAGCCGGCGCCGTGCAGATGACAAACAAGAACACCGGCAAACAAAAATACTTTCTCGTTTGCCGCTTGCAGGACAACGCCGAAAACCGCAGAACATACGGCAACAACGACGGATTCATCAACCGTGATTGGGTAATCCGGTTTACATCCGATTTCAGCGGCATCACGCAACGCGTCGCCGCCGCGATGCCGCAAGTCGACCATACCGAATTCAACTATCCTGAATGGGACTGGGTATAAATACCTGATAGGGGGCGACCGTCGCCGGCTGCCCCCGCAATAAAACCGCAACGCAAAGTCATCATTAAATCACATCGACATGAACACAATAATCCGCACTCCCGAAACAATCGAATTGAACGCACGATTGAAAATCGTCCGTCTCCACAATCTGACGTTTAAAACGCCGAAAGGCAGCACGACTGTACGCGGCTACGGCTTCCGCATCGCCGGTTTGGGTTACGTACGTTTCAAGGCCCACGCCGCCGGCGTACCTTATTCGCCGATTGGCGGCAAACGCGCACTGCAATCAATCATCGATGACGGCGGTTTCACCGATTACAGCAACATCTCGTTTGTTCACGCCGTGAACGAGCCGACCGGTGATTTCACGTTCGACAACAACAAGATGATGAACTGCTGCTACCTGAAAACACGGCATCCGGACGCCCTGATTACGGTGCGCAACGATACGGCATCGCCGGCATCATACGAGTTCTTCTTCAACGATGCGCACATTGCCGCCGACATTCTCGGACGCAAGGCCAAATTAGTTGAGCGTGATGCAAAGCTCGTCCCGGTCTTTTCTTTCCCCTGCAAAGACCTCGACGCCGCGTTGCAGAAAATCATTCGAGCCGGACAACGTATCGCGATTTGCGACATAGAGCCGCCGAAACGCGCAATCAAACGCCGATAAGAATCATCAATGCACCCTACAATGCGATTTTAGCGCGATTCCTTGCGATTTCAGCGTGTTTGAGCCGACGAACGATAAATCAGTCGAATCAATTCCGGAATTGCAAGGAAACGCGTATTTTCGCGTTACTAACATCAACGCAATATGAAAGAGCCAAAAATCGTACACGTACATTTCAAGACGACGAACACCGACGATTACTTCTCGTCTATCAAAGCCGCATTTCAGTATTACGACAAGACAGACCTCGGATTGCAATACCGGTCGCTTGTCAATGCACTGCACGACGACGGTTATTACGAAAACAAACTTATCGTCGTGCGAATCGGGTATGTCAAATCAAACAAGCAATCAGTATAAACTCGTTCGAAACATCATAACTGAATCAGCCGAACGAAATGATATTGTTCTTGAACTATAAAAAAAATTCCGTCATGAGAAAACTTGAAAAACTTTTAAATGAATGTCGTTATTATCGTTGTGAGGTGGAAATGCCTCGCGACTTAAATCCGGATTTCATCCTATTTTGGATAGCGGAGTCTGCCGCTGTACAAGCGGTTATGAGAGGTGATGAGAACAAATGCCTATCTGGTTACTATGAAATAGGAGAACCGGGGAAATACACAAATATTTCCCCAATTATCCTCGCTTTTTTATTCGGAATCTTTTGTAAAGGCGCGGATACGAATCCGGCTGATTTGATCGAGTCTTTTGAAAAAGACTTTTTACCAAGCTATATGGCTTCTACGGTAATGTAGATATAATCTATTCCGTTTCGTTTCTTGATTTCTTTGCGGATAAATTTGTATCGGCAATCCATTGATGCGAGAACCTCATATTCATCCGGGAAACAAGAAATGTGTCTGATTGATGTCGCGTGGTTCTGCTCTTTCAAAAGCAGAACCACGCGATTTGTTTTAATGTCTCCGAACTCTTCGGAATATTTGCCTAAATGACTGTTTGCAAACCGTTCCGATACTCCGTAATTCGTAGACCATGATGCGCTTCCTTTGTTGTCAAAAGATTCTTTCATCAACTTATCTATGATGTCCTTGAGTTCTTTGTCGGAAAGGCTTAACCCTCGATACGTTGTTCCGCCTTTCCATTGCGACGACTTCCTGATAAATTCTTCAAGGTTTTCAGCCCTTTTCTTTATTTCATCAATGCCATGTCCGTACTTTGAAGTGAACTTCGTGTTTCCGCACTGAACTTGGCGAATCTCCCAATCCCATTGATAACTAAAGCCATTCACCGCATTGTAATATGCTTTTGCCTGCCCATCTGTACAATTCAGCATATTCTTGATTTGAGCGATTTTTTCTGCTTCTGTATTTTTTATCTCCGGATGGTCTGTTTGTGTAGCAGTTGAATATCCATTCGCTCCTTTTCCGGCCGCTTTCTTTGCGGCTTTTGCGGCTTTTGCCGCTTCAATTGATGCTTTCTTGTGGGCTGCTGCATTCAAGTATATACGGGCGGTTTTAGGCTCTCCGGCATCCATTGCTTGTTTTGCGTATGCCATGAATTCTTTGAATTCCTTGCTCTGCGTCTTGAAACCTAAAAGTGCGGTATAATCCTTGTTAATCTTCAAAAGCTCAATTTTGCTTTCCACCAAGGCGAGCCTCTGTTCGTATGCTTTCTTTGCAATTTCTTTTGTCTTGTACGCCGATTTTGCCACGAAGTCAATTTCTGTCTCCAGCTTGCCTTTTAGGAAATTAAGCGATGTTTCGCTTGTATAGTCCCATGTCCAACGATTGAATGTCTTTGTAATTGCGCTGTATGCCTCTTGCAGCTCTGTAAGGGTGAACTGCTTGTGCCACTTGTGAACATCCGGGATGAGGTCTGCGAGTGATGCTTCTGCTTGCTTCATCTTCACGACTTGTTTGGCAAGCGATTTCGTTTGTGTCTGAATCTCTGCAAGAGACTTCGATGAGATAGCTGCTTGCAGTGCGGACGCATCAACCTCGTTGTACTCTGCCGCGACTTTCATCACGTTCGATGCAGTCTTGTTGATAAGCTGCTGTTTCTTTGACAAGAGTTTGGCAAGTGCGCGTGTTTCTGCATTGATAGCCTCTGTGTTCCCGCTCTTGACGGCTTCCTTGAGCAACGTTGTATCAATGTCGATACCGCTGAAACGAGAATCAACGACTGAAAGCACACGATTCGCCGTCGAGTTGATTCGCTTCTGTTCTGCAAGACGCTGTTCGCGCTCCTGCCAACGTGCCATGATAGCTTCTTTTTGCTCCGACGTTCTGTTCTCGTGTCTAATGGCCGCTTTTTCAAGGGTTGTAAGTTTCTTCTTGCTCGGGTCGATTATCTCGTCAATCCGTTGAGCATTATTGCGGATGAAATACGGCTCGGTGCCGCGTTCACGTGCTGCACTGATATTGTCGGCGTTCTTTCTGACCCAATCCTTGAAGTTCTTCGGGTAGTCGGTGATGCGCTTCTCGTCGGCGGCTCGCTTCAACTCGTCCTGCCAGTTGTCGTGTGTCATGATTTCGGCGATTGTGTCCTCGTCGAGGTTAATCGGCACGACGAAACAATAACATTGCGGGTGCCAACCGTCAAACACGAAGTCTTTCGGGTAGTCACCGGCGAGCGTGTCGCAAATGTCATCTTCCGGGTGGTTGTGCGATGTCTGCACGCGCTGCCCGATGACGAAATCCATTTGCTGCCAACGCGCCGAATCAGCACGACGGTACGCGATGTTCGTTTCGGTGCGTGCAACGCGCATCGCATTCATCGCCGCCGATTTGTAATAGCCGCGACCGGTGTACTCGTCCTTGTAACTGTCCTTGTCATAGTCGATGAACGACACACGACCGGTCGCGGGGTCGATAACGCGTTTCTTCCATTTGCGCTTCCATTCGCCGGTCTCGGGGTCTTTGTAACGGAACCGGCGGAACATCAAATCAGGGTCATTCAGGTATTTGCGCACGCTGCGAGACAAGGATTGTGCCGACGTACCCTCCCCGACGGCAACAGTGATAGCGACCTCCATTTCATCGCGCAATTGGCGCGTCGCTTTCCATACGCGGTCGCTAAGGTTCATGCCGGCGTTCGAACGCGCGATGAACGCACGCATCGCATCGCCGTTGCGATTCGTCCAAGCCGAAAAATCGGGGTTCTCCAATACAGATTTGCCGAACTGCGATTTCAGCAGCTTGTCGCATTCGGTGTTCGCCGTCGACCACTCCAATTTGATGCCCTGCTGAATGGCTGCCGTTGCGACGGAATGCAATTGCCGCAGACACGATTCAACCTCGGTGCGCATCTTCTCGGATTGCGCATCGAATGAATACATTTCGCCGTCATTGAGTTCCGGCAATGACTTGTTCAGTTTGAGAATCCGCTTCACGGTCTCGTCGAACATCGCCTGCACCTTGGAGGCATACGCCTCAGTGCGTGCGATGCGTGCAACGGTGCTGTTGTGCGGCGTTGCGCCCGATTTTTTCGCCATGTCGATTGTTTTAATCTTTCAAAATTTCCGCGTTTTCCTTGTTCTTCCCTTATTTGCCGCTCTTCACTTTCTTCGGTTTCGGTTCATCGCCGCCATTGCCGGTTGGCTCGTCGTCATCCTCGGCCTCGTCATCGTCGTCGACATTGCCGCCCGAAAAGGATTTTGCACCGACCTCGAAGATTGATTGCTGTTGTCGTGTTCGCTCTTCCTGCTCGTCTGCAAGGCGCTGCTTCTCGAGCGCAACATCAGCAACAAGCGGATTGTGCTCGATTGCCGATTCGGTCGACAAGATGTTTGCGTCAACGGCTTTCGTGATGTTTGCGAGTGTTTCGGTAATGTCCTCGCCGAACGGATCCTGAAACGCGTGTTCGACGCGTAATTCATCGCATTGCGATTTCAGCGACACGTCGAGCACGTTGCCGATGATTGCCGTAATCAGTGATGCCGTCCGGTCGAGCAACTCGTCGTGTGTCTCCTTGCGTTTCGCCGCCTTGATGTCGGCTAACATCATCACGGTGCGCAATGCCTTTGCAGACAGCTGCGAGATTGATTTCAGCGTGTCGAGCGTGATGTTCGGCGTGAACGACTTCGAAAGGATGTGCGTTTGCAGCATCTCCAATTCGTCGTGCTTCGACTGCGGCGCCGTGTCCCACGTAACGTATGTCATCGCATTGCCGACGCCGTCCTTGCCGTTTGCAAACAACGACTTGTTCGGCGCGTCCTTGTCGGGGAGATTCTTGATAACGTCGGCATTGTACACGGCGATAGGGTCGGCGAAATAGTCGTTCGTGTCCGCCGTTCGCGAAATGATGTACTCCTCGCGCTTGATGAG